AAAATGGAGCGTGTCTGGCAGACTCGGTATGCCAACCATACAGAAGCCAAACAAGACATCACCGACTACATCGTTAACTTTTATAACAGTACCCGATTGCATTCAAAACTTGGCTACCGATCACCCGCACAGTACGAAACGCTGGCCAGCCCTGCCGCCCAGTTGCCCGCCTGTGCATAACCCTACCATCTGATCGGCGTGTCCAAAAAAACTTGACCACAACAATGCTAGAAAATAGCTAAATGAAGAGGTCGCCTTAGCGCGGCTTTTTTATTATCTGAAATTTACAACAGGCTGCCTAAGGGCGGCCTTTTTTATTGGGCCAGGCCCACAGTTACTATCCCAAGGGGACAACATGCTTATTCGTAACATGCTCATTAAATATTATTCGGCAGCTGGCAGCGAAGGTGGTGAAGGTGGCGGTTCCGGCGGCGGAGCGCCTGAGATTACGCCGGAAATCCAGAAGTTGATCGATGAGCAAGTCAGCGCTCAGGTTTCTGGCCTGAAAAATAAAAATAGCGAGCTGCTTGGTAAGCTCAAAGAGTCCACTGAGTCGCTTAAGCGTTTTGAAGGTATCGATCCTGACGCGGTGAAAACTATTCTCCAGCGTTTCTCTGATGATGAAGAGGCGCAACTGATCGCCGCCGGGAAAATTGACGAGGTACTGGATAAACGCACTGAGCGGCTACGTGCTGATGTTGATAAGCAAATCAAAGCCGCTAATGAACGCGCTGAAAAGGCGGAAGCGTTCTCCAACAAATTCCGTGATCGTGTCCTGGGTGATGCTATCCGCAGTGCAGCGCTTAAGGCAGGCGCGCTGCCAGAAGCATCCGACGATCTGATTCTTCGTGCTAAAGGCACATTCCAGCTCAACGACGAAGGCGAGGCCGTAGCAGTTGATGCAAATGGCGATGTTCTGTTCGGTAAAGACGGCAAAACTCCGCTCACCCCGGTTGAGTGGGCTGAATCTCTGAAAGAGACGGCCCCGCACCTGTTCCCGCGCGCCGAAGGCTCCGGGGCTGGTGGTCATAAACCCGGTGGCGGTGGCGGTAGTCTGAAACGTTCAGAAATGAGCTCAAGCGACAAAGCGGACTACATCCGCAAACATGGCCAGCAGGCCTATCTCAAATTGCCTAAGTAAGGACTAATCAATGCCTACGACCGTAAACAGTGACCTGATTATCTATGACGACCTCGCGCAGACTGCGTTTCTTGAGCGTCGCCAGGATAATCTGGAAGTCTTCAACGCCGCTTCAAACGGCGCAATCATTCTCGACAACGAACTGATCGAGGGTGATTTTCGCAAGCGCACCTTCTATAAAGTTGGTGGTTCTATCGAATCGCGCAACGTTAACTCCACCGACCCGGTAACGGGTAAAAAAATCGGTGCCGGTGAATCTGTCAGCGTTAAGGCGCCGTGGAAATACGGCCCGTATGAAACCACTGAGGAGGCGTTTAAACGTCGGGGTCGCGACGTTAGCGAATTCTCCGAGGTGATCGGCGTCGACGTCGCTGATGCAACGCTTGAAGGTTATATCAAGTATGCCCTACAGGGTCTTGTTGCAGCCATTGGCGCAAATGCTGACATGACGGTATCCGCGGATATTGCCACTGATGGTAAGAAAACGCTGACCCGTGGCCTGCGTAAATACGGCGATAAATTTAACCGTGTTGCGCTGTTCGTTATGCATTCCACGACCTATTTCGACATTGTTGATCAGGCTATCGACAACAAAATTTACGAAGAAGCTGGCGTGGTGGTTTATGGCGGACAGCCAGGCACGTTGGGTAAACCGGTGCTGGTAACTGACACCATGCCAGTTGATGCGATTCTGGGGCTGGTGGCCGGCGCGGTATCCGTAACGGAATCACAGGCTCCGGGCTTCCGTTCCTACGATATCAACGACCAGGAAAACCTTGCCATTGGCTATCGCGCAGAGGGTACGGTCAACGTTGAACTGTTGGGTTACAGCTGGGATGAGACGAAGGGCGCTAACCCTGACCTGACCAAAATCGGCACCGGCGCGAACTGGAAGAAACATTTCACCAGTAACAAATCCACTGCAGGCGTACTGATTAAGCTGGAAGCCCCTGCGGGGGAGTAACCCTGTCAGTGGATAAAACTTCCGCAACTGCTGACAGTACCGACGCGGTGACCGTTTCGCTCAAGTACACCAGAAATGGTGCAGGAGTCTCCGGGGCATCTGTGGCGTGGACGTCTACAGGCGGCACGCTAAGTGCTTCGACGTCACAGACAGGGTCTGCTGGTGGCTCGACGGTGAAACTCACCTCTCCTACGGCCGGCTCCTTCACGGTGACGGCTACCGTTGACGGTGTGGTGAAAACAACTGAAGCGATTGCGTTCACTGCTCCTGCGGGTGGTTAACCGACGGGGCGAAAGCCCCGTTTCTTTTGGTGAGGATCCGATGACCGTTTATATAACAATCCAGGACGTTGACGAGTTGCTGGGGGATACCTGGACTGCCGCCGACAAAAAGGGTAAAGCCGTGCTCCAGGCAAACACCTGGATGACGGCGCTTAACCTTCAGGATATCGACCCGGAGCATATTCCTGAAGAAGTTAAGCAAGCCGGAGCGTTTATCGCTTCCGTAGCCGCTGCAGGCAATCTGTATCAGCAAAAAACAGATTCCGGCGTGGTGACGAGCAAAAGCGTTGAGGCCGACGATGTGAAGGTTTCCCGCACTTTTGCCGAGCTTTCAACCACCAGCACTGAATTACTCGATCCTGATTTGCAGCTGGCGCTGGATATGCTCAAACCGTGGATGATTAACCCTTTCCAGACGTTCTTTGTGAGGGCGTGATATGTCCGATTTGAAGGTGGTCCCATTTCAAAAGCCCAGCCATCACAGCCTCGATAACGACCAGGTTATTCGCCTGCTGAAACAGGCTCTGGAGAGAGCCGAAAACGGCGGCTGCCACAGTGTCGCAGTGATACTGCTTGATGATGAGGGTAACGCGATTGATTGCTGGCATAACGGTGGACGCCCCTATGTGATGGTTGGCGCTATGGAGTCGCTTAAAACCGACTTTATCCATGCTCATATTGAGCGGCGGTAAGGGGGTAACATGCAAAATCCATATGTGCATTATGCCGGCGACGGGCTCGGTCCCCGCGATGTGTTTGTGAATGGAAACCCGATCAGACATGTCGTTTACGCAAACCAGGCAAAGGGTGTTGTAGAGTTTGCTCCGCTCCCGCTGCGGGTTAAGCGCAATGGCGAAATTTATACCCGCAAACTCCACGGTACAGTGATCGTTAAACCTCAGCAGCGTATTGGTGGGTGCAATGGGCATTCGTGACGAGCTGCAAACCGAAGTCGCCGCGGCATTCGATACCGACCTGCAGGATGCCGTTAAGGATTTCACTGGGTCATATACCGTTCGGGGTGCCTGGGACCCGGTGACGGAAACCGGCACTGAAACGCAGGTGACTTACTCGGGGCGTGGAGTACTGGCGCGCTATAAGCTGCGCCGTATCGATGGCGTTAACATTCTGCATGGTGATGTGAAGCTAACCGCACTGGTTAACGAGGTGACTGATAAGCCGGCCGTCGGGCATATCATCACCGCACCGGATCCGGTTACGGGTGAGCTTCAGCGCTACGAGGTCATCACCGCTTCTGCCGACTCTGCTGGCGCTGCGTACTCCATTCAACTGCGGAGGGCGTGATATGGCTAAGGGCTGGAACATTGACCCGGCGGCATTCGCCGGGCTGGTGGCAGAAGATGTCAAACTACGCCAGCGGACAATCGCCATTCAGCTGCTGAATGAAATCGTTCGGCGGTCGCCGGTAGGAAACCCGGAGCTGTGGGCCATTAACGCGACCGCGGTTCAGTACAACAAAGCTGTTGGGGAATGGAACGAATCTCTTTATGCCGATCCTGCCAACCTGACAAAGACAGGCCGTCTCAGAAAGAAAGTCCGTGTTAATGACAGCATGGATATCAGGCGGCCGGCTGAGTATCGCGCAGGAACCTTCAGGGCATCGCATTTCGTCAGCATCGGCGAACCTAATCATTCCGTCCCGACCGAACCGGATCCGCGCGGGACAATGACGTTTCTTAATGGCAAAAATATCATTGACCAGGCGCCAGCCTACTCGGTGATTTACATCCAGTCGAACCTGCCTTACTCCGTGCCTCTGGAGAATGGCCACTCAACACAGGCGCCGACAGGCGTCTATGCCGTCTCGTTTAATGGTGTTATTCAGGCCTACAAATGACCCTTACAGAAATCAGAAACGCTGTCATTTCCCGAATGGCGGCACAGACCGCTATTGCCTCTGATGCGGTGGATTATCCGAATGGCCCGGTATTTGACCCCAGTAACCGCGATATCTGGGCCCGACTAACCAACATTGCTGGGCAGGCTGGCGCAACCGAGATCGGGGACGGGCCGGTAGTCCACAGGACGGGCTTACTCATCATTCAGCTTTTTGTTCCGGTCGGTTCCGGGACGTTGCTTATCTCCCGAACGGCCGATCAGCTAACGGAGCTATTCGAGTTTAAGGATGACGGAAAGCTGAGTTATTTCGCTGTTTCTGCTGTGCCGGCGGGTGAGACCGATGGCTGGTTACAGCTCAATCTTCAAATTCCTTATCGCGCTCTGTAGCGCACAAAAAACAGGAGGCTCCTGTGAGCTCAGGTGCAAAAGTAGTAGCCGCGTTTATTCGCGAGACAACGCCAGGAATCACGCCTACAGCAGGGGCGTGGAACCTGCTGCGTCGTTCTTCATTTGGTCTGAAACCAACGCAGAACACCAACGACAATGACGAAATCGCTGGTGACCGCATGGCGCAAGGTGTTTCACGCGGCACAGTGGATGTCGGCGGCGATGTCGGCACGCGGTTTCGCTGGAACCAGCATGATGATTTTCTTGCCAGCTGCTTCGGTTCCGAATGGCTAAATAACGTGCTAACGATGGGTAATGGTCGCATTACGTTCTCCGTGGCGACTTTTGCCAGTGATGTGGGGATCGCCCAGATTGCCCGCGGTTGCCAGGTTGGCACCTTCCAGATGGAAATCCCGGCCGATGGTGATATCACTGCAACCATTACGTTTGCAGGGCTGGACTGGGAGACGAAGGGGGACGATACCAGCTATTTCACCGCGCCGGTGGATTTAGCGGGGGCGCTGCGTTACTCCTTTAAAGAGGTCACGAACATCCGGCTAAATGGTGTTGATGGCGGGACAGGTTTCTGCGTCGACACCTTCAACATCCAGTTCAACAACAATATGCAGACTCAGCGCTGCATTGGTACCGGTTCGGCATTCGCCGGCGCAAACATTCCGACAACCTTTACCCCGTCAGGTCAAATCACGCTGTCATGGTCAAAGGCTGCCTGGGAGGTTTACAAAAAAACGTTCACCGGCGAAACGGTGCCGTTTAGCTTCACGCTGGAGAATGCTGAAGGCGCCTATACCTTCGATTTCCCGGAAGTGCAGATCTCCGGCGACTGGCCGGATGCGGGGAGCACTGACATTGTTCAGGTTCAGCTGGATATCACCGCGGCCAATACTCCGCCAACTATCACCCGCGTTCCCAAAGTGCCGGCGACGGCAATCAGTGTTGCGCCAGCCACTTCAACTGGAGCAGTGGGATCTACTGTGACGTTAACCGCCACGCTTACGCCAGCTGATTCAACTGATACCGTCCAGTGGACGTCATCGGATCCGACTATCGCCAGCGTGGTTTCTACCGGGCAGAAAACAGCGAAAGTCACACGTAACGCAGCCGGTACTGCAACCATCACCGGTAAGGCCCGCACCTTTACCGCAACGTCTGAAATCACCGTTACCGCGCCTTAATTTACCTGGCCCGTTCTGCAGTCATCGCGGAACGGGCTTTTTTGGGAGTCTTTATGCTGATTATTTCTTCTCAAATTGATTTGAACGGAGAACGCTGGTTTTACCCTTACAAAAAGCCAGCAGGAAGTAAAAAGAAATTCACGCCGGAAGACGAGGCGCTATTTAAACTCCGTCTGCTGGTGGCCAGTAGCGAGAATCCACAATACCGCTCACGCAATGCGCTGGTGCGGCGCCATATCGACAAAATGGACGCGAGCTACCAGGTCGGTACGGATGCTTTCGATCTCGCCAGTGTGGGCGAGATTGACTCGGTTGATGATCTTCTCATCGACAATTGCGCGCGCTTTCTTCTGAAAGACTGGGAAGGCGTGGGGGAGCTGGTGGATGGTACGGAGACGGCGGTAGCGTATACACCGGAGCGTGGTGTTGCGTTACTGAAGCAAAACCCCTCTCTGTACTGGCTTATTCTGGCTGAGGCGGCGAATATTGCTCAGGGTAAGGAGCAGCAGACTCAGGAAACCGTAAAAAAGCCATAGAGGCCCAAAAGTGGCTAAAGGAATTCGCCGGCGAGCAGGGCGAGAAAGCAAAGTGGCGCAGGGAGAAACTAAATCTCCCGCCCATTCAGGAGCCTGAAATCGATGCAGTCACTGGGGAGATCCTCAACGCTTACGCCATGATATCGCGCGGCAGGAAGTATGCCGGCATGGCCGGAGTGCCGCTCCCTCTATCCCTGAACGATATCGAGCTTTACCTGGCATCGCGCACCATCCTGATCGACCGCATTGAGTTTGACGCAGCCATACTGGCTCTCGATGATGCCTGGAGGGCTGAGTGGGCAGAGGCACAGAAACGTGCAGCGGATAAGAAAGGAAGTAACTGACCTACCATTAATGGTGGTCCATGCTCCTGAAAGTCGATGATAGGATGTTTCCGATTGCAATCAAAGGAAACATATAATGAAAAAAGTCATCGCTTTGGCGCTTGGAGCGCTGTTACTTTCTGGTTGTACAGTACGTGTTGCAGATTTGACTGTGGCGAGTACTAAAAATTACAATCTCAATGGGGGTAAGTTCTATAAAGGGAAACGTGTAACAGCAGAAGATAGCTATCCGGTTATCATCTTCCCTCTTGGCATCCCGAACGTTAAAACAGCCGCTGATCGAGCGATTGAAAAAGATCGCTGTGCAGTTGGTCTGTCTGACGTAGTTGTCACTCAACTTAACCACTCCTTCCTGTTCGGTAAAATTGGTCTGCGTGTTGAGGGTAATCTTGTGATTGACCGCAGCCTGCCGGGTTGTGAGAACGCAAGCTGAATGATAAAGCCACCATCGGGTGGCTTTTTAATTTATGGGGTAGACAAGTGAAGATTATTGGATACTTAGCGATTGTAATAGGGGTGATCTTTGCTGTATCGGCGCTATTTATGGATGTGACAGTAGCGACAAGCGGTGGCTATAGGGTTAACAATCTTGGATTAATGTCATCGCGCCAAAATTACATGATATTTGGAGGTTTCGTAGCCATCGCAGGTATCATTATTGCTCTGGTGGGAGATAAGCTAAAAGCGTCCGGAACTTCAGTCAAATGCCCTTACTGCGCAGAATTAATAAATTCCGAAGCGGTGAAGTGCAAGCATTGCGGGAGTGATGTAACTCCTTCGGGTAATGCTGTCAACCTGTTGATGACTATTTTAATCTGTAGTCATTCAATCCTTGTAACATCAGGATGATCCTGGTGTCAGTGAAAATACGAAATCAACACGTTGGTATCATTACCACTCCTTCGAAGATAATAGCTAACACTGACAATACTGGAGCTAGTGATAGGCTGGCTGATGTCAATGTAAAGTTAATCGCTGGAATTGCAATTACTGTCTTTGCGGTGATTATGGAAGGTGCGAACAAGTTCCTGATATGAGATCATCATATTCATCCGGAGCGCATCCCAGAGGGACATCATGAGCCATCAACTCACCTTCGCCGATAGTGAATTCAGCACTAAGCGCCGTCAGACCCGAAAAGAGATTTTCCTCTCCCGCATGGAGCAGATTCTGCCATGGCAAAACATGGTGGAAGTCATCGAGCCGTTTTATCCCAAGGCGGGCAATGGCCGACGGCCCTATCCGCTGGAGAC